AGTTTGCGTGGTAACGCCATGCTTCAGCTCCTTAGCTATTAACCGAATCTGACAGGTCTGCCAGATAGGTATCGGTGATGCGCTGGCGCAGGGTCAGATTTTCCAGCGGCGGGACAGGGGTGTAGTCGTAATCGATATACAGTTTCCCCGCTTTCAGGGTGGTTGCGTCGTTCGACTCAGGGTCATACCAGCAGGAGCCGTCGACGATATAGCCGTTGGTTTTCAGCTCGCGGAACTTGGCATTAATACCGGAAACGATGTCGCGGATAAGCGTTGGGGTGATGGGTTTATCCATCGCCCACGCGTGCGCTTCCGCCATGGTATCGGCCAGCACCTGCGCGGTACGGGTGTAGTTTTCAAAGACGAATAACGGGTCGTCAGAGCAGGTACGGTTACCCCAGAATTTGAAGCCGTCGTTGCGAATCAGCGTGGTGACGCCCGCCTGGTTAAGCAGGTTCGCATCGGTAGCCTGTTCCTGCAGATCCCAGGAGACAGAAGCGCTTACGCCCGTAACGCCATTGACGCCAACGTTTGACAGGGTTTTATGCCAGCCGATGGTCTGGTCGATTTTGGCGCGCAGGCCAAGCGCGCGGGCGGTTGCCCAGGCCGTCGTCGTTGCGTTCGTGGTGGTATCCCATGCCAGAAAATCAGGGTGGATAACCATCAGCTCGCGCTGGCTGAAGTTTTTGCGGTAGTCGATCGCCTCAGAAATGGTTTTACATTCCCATGCGCTGACATAGCCGAACGCGCGCAGGCTCTGGCACATCGCGGCCAGCGCGGTTGCCACTTCCTGAGAATCCAGCCCCGGCACGCCGAGAATACGTGGCTTAACGCCGGTTACCGTTTTCGCCGTGAGAAGCGCCTTCAGGCCGGTATATTTACCGTTTTCGTCGGTGGTACCGATGATGTTGGAAACGGTCTGTTTGCGCGCCTCCTCCGGGGTTTCAGCGGTACCTTCAGCCACGCGAACAACAACGACAACCGGTTTACACTGGTCAGCAATCGCCTGCAGAGAAGCGGACAGCGTCCCCGCCTTGCCGGCTTTCGCAATCGCAGTTTGCACGTTGGTAATGAGCACGGGCTCGTTTAAAGGAAATGTCTTGTCGTCAGCATCGCTGGCCGTACAGACCATACCGATGATTGCCGTCGAGACGGTGGAAATGGTGCGGGTGCCATCGTTGATTTCGATAACTTCCACGCCGTGGTGATAGTCGCCCATCCGGTTAACTCCTTCGTTTAGTGGTGAGGCTATTGTCTGTGGAGTGCGTGATTGATGCGACGTATTGGGGTTGGGGAAAGGATTACACAACAAACGAAAAACCCTCCGGATGGAGGGTTTGGGAGTCAGGCGGGGCGTTCGGGCCATTGAATGTCCGGGGCGGCGCTTACATCTACCCGGTTAAGCATGACCCGGTATCGCTTCCAGCCTAAAAGCACGGCGGCTTCTTCGTCGGTAGCAATACCGAGTTCGGCTGCATCTTCAAGCGGAGTGATAATGTCACTTGCCGTTTTCATTAAGGCGTTTTTTTGCATCGTTGCCTGGCTCACGCGCTCTTCATAGGTTGGTGCGGGAGGTTCCGCTAATATGGGATAGCCATTTTTATCTGGAATAATTATTTTCCCGTCTGCTTGTCCCTCCATCAGCGACACATAGTCTTCATCAAGCACGCTGACATAATTATCCGGCCACGTTTCGGCGGAACGATAATCAGCCTCCAGCTCATCATTATAAAAAGCCCCGTTCTCAGGAGAGTATATATAACTCATATTAATAGCCTCGCGCTTCAAAATAAGCTTTAACTTCGCCACTGCCCGCTATGTAGGTGAAACCTGATCTGTCAGGGTTTTGCACGTAAATATTTTGGTCGTGGAACCCATTGGTGAATAGCAAGGTTAACTGCACGCTGAGACAGGCGTTAGGAAACGCCGTTGGGAAGGTAATACGCGTCGAATCAGCACTACGCGTTGCCACACCCCACTGCTTCATCATGCCCGTAGAGTTATCTTTCTCCCAACCGCTCGCTGCCTTACTGGCTGCATTTTTGAGATTATAACGCGCATCGCTTTCGGCTTTTGTATATGCGCTAGTTTTAGCCATATAGCCTGCATCAGATTGTGCTTTAGTGTAATAGCGGCCATCAAAATTAGCGAAGCTGCCCGGTATAATTTGTCCTGGCGCGGAAAAATTACCGCTGGTATCCCATTTATAGTTAACGTCCTGGCCACCACTGCCTTTCATGTGCAGATGCCATGAAAGAGCGGTATCAGCGACAAGAGACCCCATGGAAAAAGCCCATGAATTGATCCCGGTAATACTTGCCTGCTGTTTTAACGCGGGGTGGTATTCACTCGCTCCAGTTGTTGAATAGGTATTATAAAATGGTGCCTTTGTTTTGTACTGCTCAGCCCATGCAAAAGAATTGCTATAACCCGCTGTAATTTCCTTTGTGGCGTAGATGGTGTTGCCCACAGTAAAAGGTGTTTCGGATTGCAACGCCCCGGTTTCAAAACTCACCCGTAAAGGACGCAGCGCATTGTAATTTCCATAAGCATCGCCCTTATTGGTCAGCATAAGATAAAGATTATTACCATCATTACGCCAGAAGCAGCCGTAGTCCCCATATGCAATCCGATAACTATTGGATGAAATAGATTGCACTTCCCCGTTTGAACGTAAATAACCGCTGAATTGTCCCGCACCGTTTGTCTGAAACAACAGCGAGCCGTCTTTATTTCGCTGTGAGTAAAAATGGTAGCCGGTGTCATCCCCCAGTTCGACTACAGATGGCCGGTCTACATTACCCCAAAGGCGCAAAGCTGCATTCTTGTCAGAGGTATTAGAAGAATAAAAAGAGAGTTTTTTAGTATCCCCCGAATAAAATCCGCCAAGTTGCGAGGTGAAATTACCCCTTACTCTCAGGCCGGTACTTGTGCTAATCGCCAGTTCCTCCTGCGAATCTGTACTGCCTGTCGCCAGGCGATATTCGCCACCCTGAACGGTTTCGTGCCAGATAGTATCCATCGCTCCGCCGCGCATTTTACGCAGATAATTTTTATTACCTGTCGTAGCGTTAGAGAGTGCCGTTAAGTTATAGGTTGATTGCGTTATAGCGTCCTGATTCAACGTTCCGGTCATACTGTCGCCGAATTTGCTGACTCGCTCACTGGCATTTTTATTGGCCACAGCTGCGTTGTCGTTAGCGACTTTCACTGCCTTCGGCGTCGCTGCCAGCACTTCAGACACACTATCGGTAGCACTACTGAGCTGAACAATACCCTTTCGCGCCGTCGTTGCGTCCGCTGCCGTGTATTTCCCGTTAGCCAGATCGTACGCTGCCTTTACCGCTTTAGGCGTTGCTGCGAGCACCTCGGAAGCACTGTCAATGGCGCTGCTGAGCTGCGTAAAGCCCTTCGCAGCAAGGGTCGCATCCGGATGGCGCCGCGAAAGCTCGTGCTCCGCGAGCTTACCGTCGACGTAATCCTGCGTCGCCATCACCGTTGAGGTGTCAATCGTCAGCTCGATGGATGCGATATCGCTTACCATGATGACCATTCGCAATGTCTGCGCGCGACCCGAGCCCTCCACCAGCGTGGGTTTATAGCTTTCAGCCATATTTCCGACCGCAATCAGCGTCCCAGTATCGTCAATCAGCCCCATCTCGCGCATCCAGAAACCGCCAACCTCAGGAGGAATTAGCAGCTCCGCCACGACGTAGTTTTTATTCTTTTTGTCCTGGCTGATTTTATTCAGCCCATGGCGCCAGACTTCATTAACCAGCTTCGTCTGCCCGGCATCAGGAACCGGCAATGTGCCGCCACCGTCACCCACGGCCATCGCCGTAAAATTGACTTTCTTGCCGTTCGGGACGGTCGCGGCAGCCAGTTTTTCGGCACCGGCTTTGGTGATAACCGTTTTATATTTTACTGTCATTGTGCTCTCACTTATCCGGGATAAACCGTGATGATGTCGCCGTCATAGCTCAGGGCGCCGGTATAGAGATAACCCGGTATGTCCTGGATGATATTCAGGCCAATAAGGTGGCGGCTGGCAGGCTTTGCATCAGCAATAAGCCTCTCCATTTCGTAATACATTTCCTCGGTGATGCCCGTGTCCAGTACGCCGATATCAAGGCGGAAGGTGCCGGGCGGATCGTTGGTTTGCCACCACTCGGTAACATTAATCAGATAGCCAAGCGGCTCCACCACGCGACGTACAGCGCCTATCGTTCCCTTGTGGGCATGAATAAACCACGCGGCGCGGATCACCTCCCGTTTGGTGGCCTCCGGCCAGTTCTCATCCCAGCGGTCAACCGAAAACGCCCACGCCAGCCAGGGCAGAAAATTCGCCGGACAGGTGTCCGCATTCCAGAGATGGCGCAGCGGAACCGGCGTATTTTCGATGTCCGCACAGGCGCGCGCCGCGGCGACCTCAAGCGTCGATGAGCCAACCGGTAAAAGGCGGGCATTACTCATCGTTTCCCCCCACGGTTACGCTGTAGTGGCTGCACCAGGAGGCCTGAGTTTCATCAAGCACGATGTCAGCCGCGGGTGCGGTCAGTTCCACCCGCTGCACCCCTTCCACGTGAAGGGCAGCGTAAATGGCTGACTTGCGGATATCGCGTCCCAGCCGATGCTGAGCCGTGATGTAGGTCTGTAATCGGGCTCTTGCCGCATTGAGTACCGGTTCACTTTCGGGGCCGGGAAAAAGGAAAAGCGATGCTTCAATGCTGTAGTCGACAATGTTGGCCGACTGGACGGTCACGCGGTCGGCGACGGGCCTGACGTCCTCATCGTTCAGCGCATTGCGAACAACGGCGAGCAGTTCCTCAGACGCTACGCCGTTATTCTCCCGGGAGAGCACGGAAACCGTGACGTTTGCGGGCTGTGGGCTAATGACGGAAATGTCAGCCACCCGACCATCTGCACTGCGGCCATGGAACTGATACGCGCCCGTCGAACCGGCCACGCTCAGCCCTTCCGGCGCTTGCTGGATGCGCAGACGAAAGTCGGTATCGGACTCCATCACAGCCGGAGTGGGCGGTAACGTGGTGTCGTCGGCAGGGGTAATCGTAAGACGCGCAAGGTTCGCGTTTGCCCCGATCTGGTCCAGGTCGTGGCCTGCCGCATAGGCCAACATGACCGCCCGTGCAGCCTCGTTTACGCGCTGGCGCCAGATGACTTCCCGGTAGGCATTCTCCTGCAGCAGCTTCACAATCGGCTCGGATTCCAGCGTCAGCGTCCGTGCAATCGCCTCTCGCTCCTCTTCCGGATAGAGGGAGACAAAGGTGGCCTTTCGTTCTGCCAACAGCGTTTCATAATCCACCTCCTCCACGACATCAGGCGCGGCGAGCTGGCTCAGATCAACAATAGCCATAGCGTTTAACTCAGTGAAATGGTGATAGAAAAGGATTGTCCAGAGGTCGGGCGCGTGCCGGTGATATCGACATACAACGTCCCGTCGTTCTCCGAACGTTCGAAAGTGATGGCCGTCAGGCTTATCCGCGGCTCCCATTTCTGGATGGCGGAATAACAGGCGGCCATGATCTGCAGGCGCAGCGCCGGGCTCTGCGGCCTGTCTATCATCGCCGCCAGCAGTGAGCCGTAATCCCGGCGCATGACCCGCGAGCCAATCGGCGTAACCAGAATGTCGCGCACGCTCTGCCGGATGTGGTCAGCCTCTGAAAGGCTTAGCCCGGTCTGCCTGTTCATTCCCCTGTAACGCACCGTCATTGTGTCCCCTTAGTCCAGCTTCCGCCGCTTTGCACACTGCCGTGCGCGTGGTTGTCCACCTGCACCCCGTTGGAGGTCAATTTACCGCCGGAGTGCTCAATATTTCCGGTCATCACCCCGCCCTTCTGCACTTCCAGCGAGGCGGTAATTAACTTGTTGGTACACACCACTTCAGGCGTATCCAGCGTGATGCGGGACGTTGAGATCACCCGCACTTCCGGCACGGTGGCGGTCAGCGATTCAGAAGCGGAAATGTCGGCCGTTTTAATACCTGAAACCGTCAGCGCCCCGCGTCCGGGTTCATACTCGATCACCGCGCCGTCAGGGAACGCGACGTGGAACGCGTCAGGCGACCCGGACGGCGCCGGATGGTCATCAGAGAAAATGCCGGGCAGCACAAAGGCGGTATCCAGCTCACCGCCGATGGCCAGCAGCAGCACCTGCTCTCCCTCGGAAGGGGCCCACCACACGCGCGAACGTCCCGCACGGCAGGTTAGCCAGTTCAGCCAGGTGGTTTTCATCCCGCCGGTCTGGACACGACAAAGCCCTCTGTTGAGGTCAACGTCGGTCACAACACCGATACGAATCAGATTGCGGATCGCGCGAGCGATACCGTGCATGGAAGTTAATGTATTCATGAGAAGAGAATGCCGTTCAGGAGGAACGGCAGCAACGAGACGGGGTTTTCTGCGGGATGATACAACAAGCGGTCCAGACAGCTGGCGGCTGGCGGCCTTCAGCGTGGGGAGCTTAGTCCTCCCACTGGCTGACCAGCTCACCGTTGATGTACAACGCCTTCGGACGCGTGACGGGCTCCGGCAGCGGCGGCTCCGGGGAATAGGTCGCGTGCAGAACGCCCTGTTCCTCGGAAACAAGAATGCGCTCGGTTAATTGCATGCTGATGCTGATATCCATCGTAGCGTCATCGTTTAAGACGATCGCGAAGGTATATCCGTTTTTGCGTCCGTCATCGAGGGTAAAAATGTCCGGCTGGTTTTCCCGCAGCCAGGCCAGTACCGGAACAAAAAATCCCTCGCTGTCGCCCGTGAAACCGCTAACCTTCGCGTTCAGCACATACCGTTTTTCAAAGGAGAGCGAGGAGGCAAGACGGGCGTCTATATTGCCGCTGCCGACCGACATCTGCAGGCGCTCCGGGTTGGCATTCAGTTGGGGGATCGCGTCAATTAATGCCTGACGCAGGCTCTTGAGTTTGTGCATCGAGTTTATCCTGACAGTCTTTAATGGTTTCAACCTGCAGCGCGCAGGCGATAAGGGCGTACTCAAGCCTGCGAATATCGGCGCTGAGATCGCCGTTAGTGGCGGGTTCGCTTCCCGGCATCGGGCAGCGGCTCACCTTCGGGCAGGCGTTGTAAACAATGGGCTGCGGAGGCGCAGGCGGTGCGGGTGTGCAACCTGCGGACAGCATCAGGCAACTGAGCGGTATACCAGCGGCGTAACGCTTCATTTTCATTGAGTAATCTCCCGATAGTCGCTTCCCGTCTTGCCCTCTCCTCACCCGCAGCGACAAGCTCTTCACGGAGCCTGACCTGGGCGTTTTCGTTTGCTCTGGCCATCCGTTGCGACTGGGACAGCTGATGGTTGAGCGTGGCGAGGGCATTTTTTTGTTCGCTGGCGACCCGGTTGGCCGTGGCTAAGGAACGGGACAGGGTCTGGTTGTCATGACGAAGCCACAGCGCGATCGCCAGCAGCCCGGCCAGCATCAGCATGAGGACTCTCATGGCAGCCCCTTCATGCACCAGGCCTTTTCGCGGACACGGCGGTTTTCCAGACCGGTATTTTTGACGCCGTTGACGTACACCCAGCGGGTAAGCTGTTCGCACGCCTGCGACCACTGTTTACGCTTAATAAAAGACACCAGAGTCGAACGGCAGGCGGCGCCTGCGCCAACATTAAAGGTAAAACTCACCAGCGCGTCGTAGACCCGCGGCGGCATCTCCACCGGCGCGCACGTCGCCAGTCGTCGCTCAACGTTGAGTACATCAGCAACCAGATTTACCGCGGCCTCACGCTCGGTAATGTCCCGCGTCGGCACAACGTTTGCCGTGTGGCCAATGCCTGACGTCCATACCCCAGCGCTGCACCGGTAGGGCGAGAGGCGACATCCTTCGAGATCGGCAATCAGCGCCAGCCCCTCAGGGGACGTTTTCAGTAAACGAAAATCGGGCATCAGCACAGCCAGGGCCAGCACGCCGGCGACGCTGCAACGCTTAATGATTGAGTTCACGAATGCTCTTCTTATCGAGGCCCAGCGACTGGAGATAGCGCCAGGTTTTTCGCTTAAACCAGTAGTTCGTCAGTGCGGTAAAAATGGCGCAAACACTCCCCACGTACAGCGCGACCTTTTCAGGCGACATCGCCCCGAACCAGGCCAGCGCCACGGCCAGCCAGTAGGCGATAAACGTGGTGATTTTCTCCAGGCTCAGTCCCATAGATTTACGGATTCTTTGGTGGGGGCGCTATTTACCTCCGGCATCTCTACCGGCGTGCCGTGAGGCAAGATAACGCCTGACTCCGCGAGGCCAGGATTGGCCTTCAGAACGGCTTCTACGACGCCAGCCGTGCGCCCATAATAGCGGGCGCAAACGGCATCAAGCGTGTCCCCCTGCATTGCATAGATCTTCATCAGACGCTCCCAACATCCGGTTACCAGGTACTGTAGAGTTTCCCGGGCTGGCGGCCTTTTCGCTATCGCTGACGGATGGACAATCGCGGACACAACAGACCGTCCACAAGCAGCGAAGCGTGGGTCAACGAAAGCGCAAAATCAGAATGAGGGCGTGCATTCGGGTAATGATGCTGGGCTAGCGCCAGCTCTCGTCTTCCCAGACTTCCCGGAGAATATTATCCAGCATCTCGCGATCGGCTTCTCCTTCGAGCCCCTGGAGCTCTACTCCCGTCATCGATCCTATTTTCACGGTCACCCGCGATGACGGGAACAGGGATCTTATTCGGCGGGTCAGTTCGTTCTGGAAGGCCTCGACGACGCCATGGCCAATCTGCTGGTCTTTATCAAGCGTAATGTTCACCCGAACGTTACCCTCTTTTTTGATGCGTTCCGGAACAGGCGATGCTGAGAAAACAACGGTAAACGCGTTGTTTTTGATTAAATTTCCCCGCGCAATCTCAGCAATCAAATTCAGGGCAATCTCACGATCTCTTTCCTGACATGTTCCTTCTGTCGTCAGTCGAGCAATCATCTCGACGCGTTCAATCATGACCTGCTCGTTCAACTCTCTGTCCACACAACCTCCACCACGAGATACTGTATAAACATACAGTAGCACGTATTCATAAAAAGAGTGAAGCGAAAAATCAGAACTCTTCACGGTATGTGCATGATATCGATGGAGATTAGCGTGCTCTCAGAGCGAACAGATCCGATAAATGCCCAATACGTTCAAGGATTTTCCGCGCCTTATGCTGATAAGAACGCGCTGCCGGAAAGAGCGTTCCGTCAACTGCGCCTCTGCACCATTTGTCGTTAAAACGGCTTACGCCGCCCGCCATAAGATGCAGGGCCTCTGCGCGGCTGATGGCGATTCCGGTGGCGAGCCGAACCTCATCAATCACCTTCTCCGGGACCCCGTTTTGCGGATCCCGCTCGTAGACAAAGGGCGCCGCTGCGCCGGGCCGGATGCGCTTAATACGCTCGGTTAATGCCCGTCTCGCACGCCGGTTGAGGGGTTGAGAGAGATCGCTCAGCGTACAGTTATTGACAGAACTCCGAGAAGGCGCAGATACATCCTCAGGCTCCTGGGCCCGCTTCGGCACAATTTTCCACTGCGTGAGCCGGGTTAAAACCGGGCTGCCCGCGCCGACGGCGGAATCGTACACGCCGCGGATGCGGACCGTTTCTTCGCCGTACTGGTTAAACCCGGTACCCGGCTCATACAGCGTGCGCACCTGTAAATCATCGCGACGCACAAACGGGCCGCCCTGTGCAGTGACGTAACCCGCCCAGTCACCGGCGTCGGCAGCTTCATGGACGGCAGCAAACTCGACGCTCAGACCACGCGCGGTCTCTGCGTCTGCCAGTCGGCGCAGCTCGCGGTAGACCGTTACCGGCGCGCCGCCGATGAACTGAAACTGGCGAATGTGCCAGCGCCCTGCCCAGGCCGATACGGCGGACGCCGTCTCCTTCAGCAGGCCGCCGCTTTCGTTATCGGTCTCGCCATCGAGCGCATAGCCGTCGATATTCTTTGAGATGTATTTGGCGATATAGCCGGTAGCGCTGCCTTTCTGCGGATCGATCGCGTCCGCGTGAAAGCGAGCCTGTCTGGCGCTTTCGCTCTGCAGCTCAGCGGCATCCTCCTCCCGGGCGTAGTCCCCTATAATCCGGCGAACGCATTCGACGTCTTCCGGCCGCATAAACATCAGCATGTGCCAGTGGGGCGTACCGTCGTGATGGGGTTCCGCGACGCGGATACCAAAGATACGGCGACCTTCCCGGTGCAGCTTTGCGCGGATGCGCGCCCACACTCGGGTGAGGTAGCCTTGCGTCTCCGCCGGGCTGGCCCCGTTCCACTTCGCGTTGGGGTAGCCCGATTTCACGGTCGCGTGATACTGCGCGGGGGCGGTTAAGGTATAGAATTCGCCCACATAGCCCAGCGCCTGGCAGATATTTTCAAACCCTCGAATGCGGGTCATGAGCTCACAGCGACGTATCGCCGGGTTGGCCACCGAACTATCGTATTTTTCAATCAGGCTAATGCGGTTGCCCTCTTCATCTTCCAGCTCCATGCCCTTGAGAAATTCACGGGTGCGGCGCTTCTGCTCGCGCCACTCGGTCACGCAGCGTTTGCTCGCATACGCCATTCTCTTTTTGCTGACGTTGCCGAGGGCAATCTGCAAATGCTCGCGCCAGGCAGCCGCGATCCGACGTAAACGCCCGCGCCACCACGCCTCGGAAAACATCCGCATCACCGCGGCGGCAACATCGTCTTTGTTGAAAAATGTCTTCGACACCCGCTCCCAGTGCGGAGGCGACACGTTGAACTGCCGGGCGATCAGTCCGGCGCGCTGATACCAGATGAAGAGCGTCTGGTATTCGCCCATATCGGCATCGTTAATATTTGCCAGCTCGCCGCGAATAAAGCTGGCAATATCGCCCGCCAGCAGGTCGATATCCGCGCGGGACATATCCGGCAGACGGTTATAGCGGGCAACCAGTTCAACCATTCGCGAGGCAAGGTACTGCAGAAGCTGGGTATCGAAATGGCCTTTAAACACGGCTCGGGAGACTACGTCATGCAAACCTGCGCAGGCATAGCGTTCAGAGACCCGCCGCAGGCGGGGCAATATCCTGTTGCAGAAGCGGATCAAAAAGGCGTTAGCCTGCGGATTGCCCCGATGCTGTTCGAGGGCGTCAACGGCGCGCCAGACCTCAAAACGCACGCAGTCAGGCTGCTGTGAGAGGGCCATTCTTGCCTGCTGCAGCGCCGCGAAGAAGCGATCGCGACGCTGCTGCTGGGCATGGGTAAGATAAGGGCTGGCAATAGCTGACCGCGGCGCATTCCACGGATAAGCGAATGACGTAGCCAACTCACCCTCCCCGGACGTGTTTATTTTTCATCTCCGCGATCTCCTGACAGGTGACGCACAGAGCCACGCCGGGCACCGCCATACGGCGCGCCTGCGGTATTGGAGCCTCACACTCCTCGCAGAAGAAACGCGAAGGCGATGCGGGTCGTCTGCGGGCGCTATTAATGTGGCGCTCTCTGTCTTCCTGCTCGCGCGCCTGGGCAAGATCGATAAAATCGGCCATCAGTGCAGCTCCTGGGATTCACGCTCGTAGCGAGCCGCTTCGTGGCACAGCAGTTCGGCAACGTCTTCTCCGCTCATGCCGGTTTTGTAGATCTGGCTCGCCAGCGCTTCCAGACGCAGGGAGACCGCAAGGGCGCGCGCGCATCGTTCCTCTGTTTTTGCCTCCATCAGCAGGCGTTGCAGTTCTTCACTTCCGATCGGATAAGGGCGGTTTTCACTGTGTCGCATTACGCGTTCTCCTTAAATTCAGGCAACAGGGTGCCCGGCGGGTTGACGCCATTCGTTTTTGGGTTGGGTTACAACGGCATGGTCAGCCGTTCAGGAAATAAACTCACAACAGCACGAAAATGATTCATCGCGGTAATTAGCGCTCTTTTCTCCTCTGTGGTCAGCTCGCTGATATCGCACTCATGACGGGCGACGGGTAATCTCGCCAGGAAAAAGAGAGCGGCCAGCGCCCTGCTGTTCTCCTCAAAAAAGGGATCGCGCTTATCGCGCATGTCGGCCATAAACCGCGCCAGCTCTTTCCCGCTATCGCTCCCGTAGCGGGCGCGCAGTTCAGCGATGTGGTTAAGCCCGCTAAGACGCGCCCCCACGCTTAGTGGAACCCTTGCACAGGCAGCTTCTATCGCCATATCTCCCCTCGCATAAATGTATGCACGCTAATGCGTTCAAAACGGGCAGAGCACGGCTTTTTCCGCCGTTTGAGGATTGCGATTTCGGAAGCCATGCTGCATGATTCCCATTTTGATAATGCCTGCAATCATTAGCCTCAGTTTGCCAACATCTGCCGCTGATTGCTCGAATTTGTAATGATACTAATACCCAAGTGAGTATTAGTAAACACCCAAAGGAATATATTTTGATACTAGATTCTCAAGTGAATAATGAAGAATTGCTCGATAGAATCTGTCAGGTATATGGTTTCACGCAGAAAATCCAGCTGGCCCGGCACTTTAATATCGCCGCCAGCTCGCTTCAGAACCGCTACGCGCGCGGTACCATCTCTTACGACTTTGCGGTTCAGTGTGCGCTGGACACTGGCGCCAGCCTCCGCTGGCTGATGACCGGCCAGGGTGCGCAGTTTGCAGGAAACCCCGCCCCGGGCGATCCCGTTTCGGTTGCGACATTCACACTCAGTGACGGAAGGCTGGAAGAAAATTCCATTTTGAGTATCGACGCTGCTTTCTTTAGCAAACCGCTGACGCGCGGCATCGCCGTCCGCGCGGAGGGGAAACTGCACTTTATCGAAAAAGAGGCGTCGTTAACCGACGGCCTGTGGCTGGTTCAGATTGAAGGCACCGCCAGCATCCGCGATCTGACGCTGCTGCCGGGGAAAAAACTTCACGTGGCGGGCGGCAAGGTTCCCTTTGAATGCGGTATCGACGAGATAAAAACGGTAGGGCGCGTGGTGGGGATCTATAGCGAGGTTAGCTGAAGATACTAAATTCAAGGCTGACGAGATTCGCCAGCCTTTTGGTTGATTTTAAACGCTATTTTTCGATGTAGTTGTAAGAAGTCAGAATTCCTTTGTCAGAAAAATCGACGGACAGGTGCTGCTTGCGATCCAGATTAAGAGGAATGATGAGATAGATACGACGATCGATGATCTGCGACGTATACTCCCAGTGGCGCGTATTATTGTAGTCAGCCGTATTTGCTGGTACGCCAAAAGCAATCAGCACATCTTTGCGGGTCGTGACCTCTGGGATCAGCTTCTGCTTTATCTCTTTTTCCGAATACTGAGCCAGGCTTGTCGCCTTGGTTCCGTCGTAGTTCGATGCACATGAGGCGCTCAGGAGACAGGCTAACGCCACGCCTAAAAAGTTAATGGCTTTCACTGTACAAAATCCTTTTCAACATAAATGCCATTGACGGTATCAAGCGCGACTTCTTTCATATAAAGCACGCAATATCCCGTTTTATCGCTATAGCTAATATGCCCTTCGTAGATCTTTTTCTTTTCTGGCGTGAAAGTCAGCGATACATTACATCCCTGATATAAAGCGTGCTGGATAGTGGTTTTTTCATCTGGCACAATCAACGTTTCGAAATAGTCTTTATCGTATTTCTTCCCCGTGACTTTAGGGAGACCAATATCTTTCGTCGACCCAAGGAAAGGGTTCAAATAACGATTGTGCTTAAGTACCCACCCACCTGTTTCTTTACCAGATTTATCATACTGATAGATGCCATAACTCATCGGCGGCCCAATGAGACGAAGCTTAGCGACATCCTCGCTACTCGGCGGTGGCGTGTACATTTTCGGCTCAGGAAAGAAAGTACTGCAGCCAGAAAGACTCACTATTGCTGGAATAATTATATATTTTAAAAATCGCATACCGTTACCTTTATATATATCCTTGCTTATTTTTCAGAGAGACACCCCGAGGTATTAACATCCCTGAATGCTATTAACAAATCACTCATAGATATAAAGGTCAACTAAAAAAAATAAATTTAGGTTTAGTGTAATAAAAATGCGCGTGCCGTTGTATTTTGAGGCGTTTATTAATACTCTTTGAACAACGAATCGCCAATGTTGGCTCACTCTTCAAGCGTGGCAACACAGGCAGAGCGGGAACCGTAAACACAAACCCTCCTGTTCCTTTACTCACAAACTGCAAAACTAAAGAAATCCCCCATCGCGCCGATCATCATCCGTGTGTATTATTTCCTGTAGCTTTTACAACAACTAACCTTAACTCAAATACTTAAGCGCCAAAGCGAAAGGCA